GTTGATGGGTTTGGTGGTGGTGGCGACATGATCACCACAATTGGTTTTGAAATCAAAGATACAGCTACATTCCTTGTTAGCAAGTCTCGATTTGCAGAAGAACTTCAACCACAAAGCATTACAAAGCCTATGGTGGGTGATCTTTTATACCTACCCATCACTCGATCATTTCTTGAAATCAAGCATGTAGAGGATGAGAGTCCGTTTTATGAGCTTGGTAAACAATACATCTGGGAAGTTAAGACAGAAACGTTCGAATTCTCTTATGAGAGTTTTGAAACAGGGGATTCAACAATTGATGATCTGATTAACAAAGATCTTATATATTATGATCCTGAAACAGAAACAGAAGAATACGGAAAGAATGATGAAATTCAAACAGAGAGTGATACGTTTGTTGATTTTAACGAAAATGACCCATTTGGGGTAAAATAATATGGCAGCTTTAGACCAACACTTTTATCATAATTCTATTAGAACATACACAGCCGCATTTGGTACGATATTTAACAACATCTATATTGTGAGAAGTGACGGAAAGAAAATTAAAATTCCTTTGTCTTATTCATCCAGACAAAAGTTTGATATTACACAAAAGTATGAAGAAACTAATGCCCACATCAAAGTAAAGTTTCCAAGAATCGGTTTTGTTCTTACTGGTTGGAGTCGTGACCCACAAAGAATCCAAAACAAACATGACTTGATGTATCAACAAATTGACAGAACACAAGTAAACACAGTTAACAAACAGCTTAACAGAGTTCCTTATATTTTCAACTACCAAGTAACTGTAGGGACAAAAAACCTCGACGATATGTTTCAGATAATGGAACAAATCGCGGCGTGGTTTAATCCGTCACTGAATATCAACATCACAGAGAACCCAGATTTGGGAATTGAAACTTCTCTGAATGTTATGATGACAGATTCTAATTTGGCAGATGATTATGAGGGACAAATGGAAGACGAAAAGACATTGATATCTACATTTAATTTTGATGTAGAGGGATTTCTTTACATGCCAACAAGCAACCAAGGTGTCATCCAAACCATCACACTAAACTATTACGATTTAAACGATCCTGACACAATTTTAGAAACGGATATCATACCATGAGCAAGCGAGATAAAATCAACAAAGACATTGAAGCCTTTATTGGTATTGAGCATGATGTTGATTCTCATTTAGATGGTCTAGATGACGAAACAATGCCTCGGGAAAGTTTTGATTTGATTCAATACACTCCTGTTACATCCAAAGTACCTGTAGATCAGTGTGAGAGTGATGTATACGATGATTACAACTACACTAGGACGGTTCTTAGGGGTTTGATAGAACGTGGTACAAGCGCGTTAGAAGGCTCTCTGATGCTTGCTAAGGAATCAGAGCATCCGAGAGCGTTTGAAGTCTCTAGCACACTGATGAAAAATATTTCAGAAATGAGCAAAGACCTCATGGAGCTACACAAACATCTGGAAAATGAGAAAGGTGCTGTATCTACTCCTAGCACAGTTCATAACACACAAAACAATTTCTACAACGAGAAACAACCAAAGGGTGTCGATGATCTTCTAGATGACCTAGATGACGATGACAAAAAATAATAATGCAAATACATCCATTTAATGTAAGAGAATTTGTAAAAGAAAATAGAACTCTTGTCAAGAAATATATCAGAAAGAATACTTATAGTGTTCAAGTTGATGATATATTTCTTGGCCCTGCTTACTATTATCAAAAAAATGAGCATATTCTTAATAAGAAAGAAAAGCCAGAATACTCATTGATGCAAAAACTTGAATACATTAAGTGTATGAAGAATTGTGCCTATTTTACTAGAAAATATATAAAAATAATATCAATTGATGATGGTGTGATTCCTTTTGATTTGTATGACTTTCAAGAAGAATTACTGGATAAGTATCAAAAAAACAGATTTATAATAACTTTGCAGTCTCGCCAAAGTGGTAAAATGATTGATCTTGATACACCAATTATGACACCAAACGGGTTTGTTAAAAATGGTGATCTTAAAGTTGGTGATAAAATTTACGGTAGAAATGGAAAGACGACTGATATTACGTTCATAAGTGAACAACGTAATGATATGAATCAATATGAGCTTACTTTTGATAATGGACAAACAATAAAAGCTTGTGGTGAGCATCTATGGGCGTTTAAATCATCAAACAAGAACAAATTTGAATATGTACGCAATACAGAATATATGATTTCTGAATTTGATAATGTTAGAAAAAATAAAAAATCCGGTAGTTTATGGATTGATATTACAAATCCTTTAGAATTTGATCATAAACCTGTTTCGATTGACCCTTATACTTTGGGACTATGGATTGGTGGTGGAGATTCTCAAGGCGGCTCTATTAGTAGTCATCTTGATGATTTTAATTTTTATAAGTCTGTTGTCAATGTTACAAAAGATGATAAATTTACACTAGACAAAAGAACAACACACACTGGTAGATTTAGAGTAGAGGGGTTACACAAAGAACTTAGATTATCAAATTTAACCAATAATAAACACATTCCAGAAAATTACATCTATAATTCTAAAGAAGTGAGATTGGAACTCATTCGTGGGTTAATGGATTCAGATGGACATTGTAGTGAGTATGGTGCTTGTGAGTTTTATCAAAAAGATAAAGCGATTATAGATAAAGTTCGCCTTATACTATCTACACTTGGTATTAAATCAAGAATCAGAGAAAAGTATATTAGTGGTTATGGTGATCCTTATTATACACTATCATTTACTGTACCTGTTGATAAATTTGAGATATTCAAACTCCCAAGAAAATTAGAAAGGCAAGCTAATTGCAAATCACATCCCAAAAACGAAAGAATATATCTATCTTCTTATAAAAAACTAGAAAAAGAAGAAAAGGTTTATATGCAATGTTTGACGGTTGATGATGATGATCATATGTTTGTTTGTGGCGAAACTCTAATACCAACACACAATACACAGACTACTGCGGCATATATTCTTTGGTTTAATACATTCAATGATTCTAAAGATACAGCTATATTAGCAAACCGATTAGCGCAAGCTCAAGAAATTATGGGTAGGGTGCAGATGTCTTACGAAAACCTACCAAACTTTTTAAAGTGTGGTGTTTCTGAATACAATAAACGATCTATGAAGTTTGCAAATTACTCAAAAATATTTTGTGCAACTTCAACTTCATCATCAATTCGGGGAACCTCGATATCACTCTTATATATTGATGAATGCAGTTTTCTTCGTGATGATATGGCATTTTATGAATCAACGTATCCAGTTATTACATCTGGTAAAAATTCACAAGTTATAGTTTCATCAACTCCTAATGGCGCTCGTGGATTGTTTTATAAGCTTTACACAGAATCTGTTGAAGGCATCAATAAATACGTTAACCATAAAGTTACATGGGATATGGTGCCGGGACGTGATCAAGAATGGAAAAAGGAACAGATTGCTAATACATCTCAAGAGCAATTTGATCAGGAATTTAACGTATTGTTTAGGGGGTCTTCTAATTCTCTAATTTCTGGTAATGTACTTGAAAATCTTATCGAGAGAAGCCCTGTAGAAGTTCGTGACGATTTAAAGATATATGAACATCCTATATTACCAGACGATGAGCAAGCGGGGCATATATATGCTATGACCGTTGATGTTAGTCGAGGGTTATCACAAGATTTTAGCGCGTTTATTGTTTTTGATGTAACACAACTTCCTTATAAAGTGGTAGCAACATATAGAAATAACAAAATATCACCAGTGTTATATCCAACCATTATTAACTCTACAGCACAACATTACAACAATGCGATGGTTTTGGTTGAGATAAACGATATTGGTGAACAAGTAGCTTCTATTCTATACAACGAATACGAATATGAAGAACTACTAATGACAAAATCTGATAAGAGTAGACAGATAATTTGGTATGGGAATGATTGTAAGCTTGGTGTTAGAACAACTACTGCGGTTAAGTCTGTTGGTTGTTCTAACATCAAAACTCTGGTTGAGAATGAAAAGATTGAATTGAACGATAAGACGGTCATTGATGAATTTGGTACGTTCGTTCCTAAAGGAAAAAGCTACGAAGCTGATTCTGGTGCCAATGACGATTTTGCAATGTGTTGTGTTCTCTTTGCATGGGCAACAACACAACAATACTTTAAAGATATGACAGATATCAACACTCGTGTTGAACTCTTGAAAGATAAAGAAAACAACGAACAACTAACCCCATTTGGATTTATTGAGCGTGATTTTGATCCGACTGATGGGCAAGGTGAAGACGTTACACAAAATCCATTCGGAATAAAGCAAGGGGAAGTTGACAGAAATGATGTATTTTTTGACGGGTTTTAATTTAAGCCGGTCAAATCATAAATAGAATCAGACACAATAAAACAAACCAATTATGAGGTTTTCAAAAAACTATGACTTCTCCAAGTGTAATTTCAAAAGAAAAAGATT